CAGAGGCCATGGAGTTCTCGACGTGGACATAAGAGATGTTGATCCCAGCGCTGTACTTGACAACGTACGTGGCTTTGTGGGAGATGTCAACACCTGCGGCCAGGGCTCCGGTTTGATCCAGGATGGTGTCGTGGCCCATATCCCCGGAAAGGACATAGGTGAAGGCCGTGGACCCACCAAAGTCCGGACTGAAGGCCAGGGCATCAGTATCATAGATGGCAGGATTGTACTCGAACTCCGGACAAGTAGCAGTGACAGTGGTAGACTGCCCGGGTTTCAAATGGACGGTCTTGATGACCTTCCACGACCACTGAGATTTTGCCAGATCAGTGTCGGTAGGGTAACACCCAAGGGATGTAGGAACGGCGAGATTGGACGAGTCAACAACACCGTTGGTCCAGGCAACCAGAGGGTTCTGATTACCATCAAGGCGAGCCCGGTTCAAATAAATTCGAAGGGTAAGGCCGGTCTGATACGAGTTCCGGAAGGTACTCGATAGGAAGATACTCTTGAAGAGAATCTTTTTCTGGTAGGACCCTGTAGCGGCTGGAGCCACTACGAGGACACCAGGGTTGGCCGGGTCATAGTACTTGAGGTTGGAGAGAACGGACTCAAGGAGGACCGCGGAGACAGGGTAAAACGTGCCAATTGCTTGCTGATTTGTGACAGACTTGAGTGACTCTGCGGTAAGTCCCCTGTAGGTCTGGGTGCCGATCGTCGAATCGGTCTCACGAGTGAGTTCCCGGACTTTCGAGGCGATCTTCGCGACTTTGCCCTTCGGCTTGCGTTTCTTCGCATAGCGGCGACGATAAGTGGTGCGACGTGGGGCTTTTCTCCCGAAGGTCGAGCGCCGGGAGGTCGTTGCGTACCCGTACCGTTTCCGGCGACGAGTTCCATAGGCCGGCATCTTGCGCCGCTGTCCACCAAAATAAGATCCGCGTCCCCATGTTCGGGTGAGCGCTGATAGGAAACCATCCATTTACCTGCGGAAAAGTGTTGGGTGTTTTTTGATTTTTGGGACTTGTGTCTTAACCAAAAAGTGGGAGTCAAAAAAGATTTTTTGAGTCAATATTGACTTGGCAAAAATAGGTAAAAGGAAAAATACAAGATTTTTCACTTTTTTTCGGCGCTGCGCTGTAACAACAGGAAAAAAAGGATCATTCGGATCATGCAAGATCGAATGTTGGATCAAGTGTGGACAAAATGGTCACCAATTTTGATCTTCCCCTTTTCTCATTTCTCATTTCTCATAAATGTCTATGTTCTAATTATACCAAGAACATACGGAACTACGGATCTGTGTCCACATCCGCGGTGATCCGGGCTCCGGATCTCTCTTGTGCCTGGGCTCGGATCAAGTCATGGACGTCGAGCGATTCCAGGGTTTTGTCACTCGTAATTTCGTAGACCTGCCAGCGGTCCTTGGAAATCAGATTGAACTGTGGGAGGGTGTTCGTAAACACGATGACCTGGGGACGGTCAAACCGCTTCTCCCGGAAGGAATAGCGCTTATCATAGGCTCGTCCGTTCTTCAAGGACTCAATGCCGGAATAGAATTCGGCCAACTTGTCTTTCTTCATCCCGCGGGGCATATCGACAAGATAACAGGAGTTGGTGGGGACGGTCATCGCGATTCCCATGATGTCCTCCAGACTTCTGCAAGGAGGCATCTCAAACCCCAACTCTTTGAATGCGAGGAACTCACACAGGATAGACTTCCCACTGTTGCCAATGGTATCCAGGATAAGGACCACGCTGCGGTCATCTTCGACAGTGCACATCTTCACGACGTCGGACTGCCAGGGGTATCGGATCTTCGACATGAAGTTCTTCAACTGTCGGGTCATCACCGGGGGCGGTTTGTACTCCTGATCGGTCCAGGGTCCGGCCACCCACGTGTCGGCTTTGTTGCAATAGCAATCATAATTGAACGCCCGGCCTGAGTGCACACCGGAGACGGTAGGGCCGGAGACGTGGATCCGTTTGTCGATCTTGGACTTGATCTCATTGAGGCGTCGCTTCTTAATAAGCCAGCCACGGCACTGGTAGTGGCAGTACCCATCAGGGTGTTTGTCTGTTTTGTCCGACTTCTCTTCTTGGAAGATGTAGTGCGAAAACCACGCTCGGATAATAGCCTCGATGGACTCCCGGGTGTCGCCGTCACGCTTCGCGATTGTAAAATCATAGCCTTTGCAGAGCTTCTGCTCGGAGGGCGGGGTGGTCTTCTGCTTCTTCGGCGCGGGTTCGCTCATATTGGTACCAAGGTTTCTGTGGTAGGGAAATGATGAGCAACAATAAACAAAACAACAAGTGTTTATACACGTAAGTGTGGTTGGGCTAACGCCCAATAATAAATCATAAGTGGACTTTATCGGAGTCAGGTGCGAGGGCCCTAACGCTCCGCTCACCTCCCTGGTATGTATAGCTTACGCGGCTACGCCGCTGTGGTTCGGGGCTTCGCCCCTGGCCCCCGCATCCCCTAAAGGGGGCCCCTTGCGCATCGGGCATCTTGACAGGGCATCAGGCCCGGGAATACCCTTGATTGTCGGTGACCATCATACCTTCCACCCCGGTGTTGGTAAAGGCAGAGGCCATGGAGTTCTCGACGTGGACATAAGAGATGTTGATCCCAGCGCTGTACTTGACAACGTACGTGGCTTTGTGGGAGATGTCAACACCTGCGG